TAGGTTCCCCCTATGACCCCCTCCTCGTATTATGTTACCTAATAAGCTAACATAATTGTGCACCTAAGTAAAGGGAGGGGTCGCAGGGATTAGCGAAGCTAGTCCGTAGGTTCCCCTGAACTACTCTCTACGAGATGTAATTAAATTTGCCAACATTTTACCCATTTGTTGTGCCATATCCGTAGGATCATCTTCATATTCATCATCCTCATCTTCGTCAGAGGTGTTGCAACCGTCAGACAACATTTTATGTATCATTTCTTGAATATCCTTGTCTTTATAAATATCGTCTTCATTACGCTCAGAAAAATAATCTATAATTTCATCTAATAATCCTGATGGACATTCGGAAGTAGGAACCAACACGCCGTTTTTATCATAGGTCATATGTTTAATAGGACAATAAGCATATTTTATCAAGATTTTCCACCGTTCTCCATATTTACGGTTAGTTTTGGAGCCGTGATAATAATGTCGTATTAAACCTGGTACATAACCAACACGCATATTTCTAACACGTTCTTGAAAATAAGTTACAGATTGTTTATAAGTGTCAGAGTTGTCTTTATTAATAGCAATTGTATCCCCTTTTTGGATATAACTAAGCGCCATAATATTGTCACTTGATCCTAAAATGCCTTTATCATACAATCCACCCATTCTCTCATATGCTTTTCTAGTGCAGGCCCAAGCGTAACCGGGGTGCCAAAAATTGGTCGCGTCTTTTGAATAGGGAAGATGTTTGGAATACTGATACCCCCAACTAGTAAATATTTTCATTGCTTCTCCAATCGGATTCATATCGACTGCGTGACTAAAAAGTTGGACAATATCCTTCGATCCATTCAATATTTTCAGAGTATCTAATGCCCACGTTGGGTTCTCAAACTCAACATCAGCATCAATCCAAGCGACTGCTTTCCAATTTGAAGGTAATAACTTTTTAATACCAACATTGATCATATTTTCTTTATGCCAAACAGGGTTTTCGCACCGGAGTTGCAAATGACGTTTATTTTTTTTATCGGTGATTATAAAACGCTGTTTTCCATAAGCGAGTTCAACTACATATAAGAGAACATTATGTTCTTCACTTTCAATACGTTTTATAAATTCTTTCATTAAAATGTAACGTCGGGCAAATAGACAGGGATTTGATATCACAGCAATAACGTGTAATTTATCATCAATAGGGTCATTGTTGATAATCGCTTCTTTAATATCATTTTTTGAATAATGAATATCGTCAATTTCTATATCATTAATCACTGTCATTACAATAGTATTATAAATATAATAAATATAATCTCTAAATTATTAGTTATAAACAATATTATACTTTATAATTAGATGCAGGGGTTGTGGGGATTACTTAAAAAACCCATAAAATATATAAATTTTGAGGGGGTACAGATATCTGTAAAGAATCCTGCTAACTATCTTATTATAAATACAATGTTAATCAATGAACAAAAATGTTTGATTCGAAATACGGTTCCTTATGATCAAGAAGAGAACCTAATAAATGATATGTTAACCAAAGGAATTAGTAAAAAAATAGTGATTTATGGGAAAAATGATGTGGATGAATCAGTAGATAAAAAGTATCAGCAATTATTGTCTCTGGGGTTCTCGGAAGTTTATGTATATAGGGGTGGAATGTTTGAATGGTTACTCTTACAGGATATTTATAGTGCTACAGAATTTCCCACGACCAGTAAGATATTGGATTTATTGGCGTATAGACCAAAGTTCTCCTCAGCAGCCCCTATGGGGCTGCAAGGTTGGGACCTTCGGTCCCCGACCGGTAGCGAAGCTACCTTCGAACTTAGTAGTTGAGAAGCGAAGCTTCTCTGACCGATCTAATAGGGTATACTTTTCCGAATCAGCAAAGCTGATTCTAGGAAAAGGATCGAGAAAAAGCTCTGAACCGCGCAGCGGTTCTACGCTTTTTACCCCAATAATCTACGTGACACTATTTCTATTCGGTTTTCTAATCTAACACGGAGTGTTTCAATTCTAATATCCAAACATATTACGTAAACTACTAGACCGACAAAATACCAATCAACCATTTATTTAAGTATTATACGTAAAAAAGCATTTATATTATTTAACGTAAAACTATTAAACATTTAGCTATACCATAAGTAATGGTAAAATTAGCTTTTTTATGGTGGTTGTTGTTTGGGAGTAGGTTCTCCGAATCCTATTTATTATCCTCCGTCGATTTTTCCGTAGGAAAAATCTATGGAGGATCTAGGAAATTCTCTGCTGGCGAAGCCAGCTACGAATTTCCTTCAAAACCTTTTAGAATTAAAAAAATAGAAACCAAACTATTATGTAATTATCATTTTAATGAAAATAATCCAGTTTTGATAAAAGAAAAAATAGAGGGTCTAATAAATATTACACGTGTTAAAGAGAACTTTGTCCCAACATCTATATTAGTTGGATTAAGTGGTTATATAGCTAACAAAGATTTTTTATTTATTCCACAATTCTGGGCAGCATTCTCTATAATTCATATAATAACAACGACTAGTATGGTAATAAATGATTTATTTGATATAGAAACTGACAGTATAAATCATCCAGAACGTCCGCTGATAAAGGGCACAGTAACACAAGACGAAGCAGAAATTATGACAACTATTTTACTTATGTTAGTACCTATAATAGGTTCTCTATATTTACCTGTAAATGCTGCACCTTTTTGGTTTTTGGCTTCGTGGATTATTTTTTTGTATACGCCGATTCTGAAACGATGGTTTCTAATAAAGAATTTGACTTGTGCATTGGTAGTAAGTGCCACCGTACCATTTGTAGCATTATCAGTAAACGGATTACCAACGGATATGTTAGTAACATTGACGAGTCAAACCATATTTATGGCGTCGATGTATATCGAGTTGTTGTTAGATATAACAGATATTAAAGGAGATAGGGAGAACGGTATTAACACAGTTCCAGTAGTTTGGGGGGAAAATGCAACAATAGTAATGGTAACTAGTATTGTAACTGTGGGTTTTACTAATATGTTGATAGAATTGTCTTCAAATAATGTTCCTGTAAATATGATAGTTGGAATCATATTATCTTATTCACCATTTTATGTAAATCTATTACGTATTATTAGAACACAATGTTCTCCATTAGTGATAAAAAGTGCAGTGAAACAAACAACATTTTCATTGTTAATTTATTTTGCAACAATTTTGTTTATGTAATTGTGAAATATTTTGTATTCTGTTTACATAAATTCAATGCCATATTTGCTTTGGTATCTAAATTATCTAATTTGGATTGTATTTCATCAATCTTATCTTCGAGACGTTTACGTTTTCTTTCTTGGCTATCCCAATAAACACCACCACCAATTAAGCCAATAACTAACCACCAATCAATCATTATACATAATGTTACGAAAAACTATTTATATTCTAAAAAACAAATATAAAAATATTTTGTATTATAATATATCTTACGATAATGTCAGGTGATACTCTTGTAATTAAAATTGCGGATTATTGTGCTACAACTACTGAAGAGATTTCTCCTATCGGAATAAAATGTTGTATTTATGTGTTTTATGATTATAAGACGGAATTATTTGGTCTTCGATGTGGATATCATAAGAAGGACGGACATACAGGAACATTTTCTTATTATGTAGATAATAAAGATATGATGATAGAGTTTTTATTGGAATATTTTGACGATCCTAAGAGGACGAGTGTGGCATTGTTAAATTTTCCGGATTTTCCTGTGAATTTTGACGATATTACTTACGAATTTTTAAAGGAAAATGACATAGAAAAAAATGAAATTTCAGGTTACAAGTACAATCAAGATAGTGATAATGAAGATGAAGAAGACGAAGAATCATATCCTAACAAAGAGTTACGTCGTTTTGCAGACATTATTGAATCAGTTTATAATGAATACTAAATCGGGGGAACCGATGGTTCCCCCCGACCCCCCCTCCTTTAATTTCTATTATTGTTTATGATTATCTTCAAAAGTTTTTATTATGGTTACTTGCAATAACCATAATAAATTTATCATCCGTCGATTTCACCGATCTTCGATCGGTTACATCTAAGGATGATCTAGGTTTTGCACCGCCTAGCGGCTTTGCAAAACCTTCAAAATAAATTATTTTTATAAAAGGATGGGATCGTAAGGGAAACCTTGGTTTCCCTTACTTCCAGGTTCCAAAGAAATTATGTCTAGCGTAATCGCCAAAATATTGTCTGCGTCCATTGTCCAATATCTTAATCCCAGTTTTATTTTTATAATCCATATAAATATTCGTGACGAAATCAGGGCCAGTTGATTTATAGATATAATCTTCTGAGTTAAAATCTACTTGACGTATGTATTTATTCAAATTCATATGAATAGTATCAACTAATTTTTTAATAAAAGGGTGTTTGGGGCTTGCAGCAAAAGCGTATTGTCCCAATAAAAAATTATGACCTGCGTCACAATACGGTTTATAACGAGGACTCTTACAAAAACGAACATCGATATATTCGTCTATAGGGAATACACAAGAGTACTGTAAAAGGGGATTAAAAGACTTTAATACGCTAATATCAAGGTCTAAATAAAATCCACCATAATGATAGACCGCGACATACCGGAAAAAATCGATCTTTTGTATTTTGACTGGGAGATTCGTATAAGTATTCCAATACTCAGGATAATGCATTTTAAAGAATTTTTCGATGCTTTCATCCGTGAAAAAGAGGTATTCGTAATCGGGATTATTTTTCTTTACTGAATCAATGAGAGACATATAACGCTGTGGGACTTCGTTAGTTTTCCAAGTCTGTATAATTATTTTGGGAATATTTTCATAATCCTTAGATAATCCTTTTCGAGGATTATCGACGGATGATGAAAATATGGCTGAATCATTTATATTTACTAAATCGGTTATGGTATTAAAATTATAATAATTATATACAATAATTGTTGCTATAATTACTACTATTGTCCCAGCAATAATAGTATAATTCATAATAATAAATAATGATATAATATAATAATGAAAGGTAAAATTTATTATATTATTTTTTCTTTGTTAATTGTCATTTTATTTTACTATATATATCTAAAAAATAAAAATTACGAGACGTTTAATGGTAATGATGTACCCCATTATTTTTTTCAAATATGGATTAATGAAGAAAATGTGATACCTGAAATGATTAAAACAAATTTTAAAAATATTGAAAAGGAGAACCCAGGCTTCGAATGTGAAATTTATGATAAAAATGATTGTATACAATTTTTAGAAGATTACTTTGATGAGGATGTACAGAATGCTTACAATAAAATTATACCCGGTGCGTTTAAAGCTGATTTAATGAGATATTGTATTCTTTATGAAAAGGGAGGTATTTACTTAGATGCTAAAATGAAGCCAATAAATGGATTTAAATTAGTTGATGTTACGAATAAAGAATATTTTGTAAGAGATTTTAATACCACTGGTGGAGGGGTATGTAATGGGTTTATGGTATGTAAAAAGGGAAATTCTAAAATATTAAATGCTATTAATCAAATAGTGAAAAATGTAAATGAAAAATATTATGGTGAAAGTTCTCTAGAACCCACAGGACCATTATTATTAAAAAAAATGTTTACAGAAGATGAAATGAAAGAATTTGATTTTGATTTTACGATTCATCCGAATTCTCCTGATCCAGATAAGGTCATATTAATAATTTCGAGAGAACGGGAAAATTATGATAAAGCAATTTTAATAAAAGACGAGACATTGGTAATAGAACAAACTAAAAATAGGAAGGAAAAAAATTATGGGGATTTATGGAACGAACAGAACATTTATAAATACGAGAATTTCCAGAATAGAGGTTGATGGTTTTCGGAGCCGTTAGGCATAGAAAACCCTAGATCATCCATAGATATAGCCCTACGGGCGATATCGACGGATGATGAATAATAACCAAACGAAGATCGGATTGCTGCGCAATATCGACGGATGATAGTAAAACCCTTCATTTGGTGATAGTTCCAAGAAAATCCTTTTATATTGTATAAATATTGTATATAATGAATGATGTAACTACTGATGTGGATAATATTTTAGAAAAAATAAGATGTAATTGCATTTTACTCAGTAATGCACATAAAGAACGATTTATTGAATTAAATGATATGTTGAAATATTATAAAATACCAGTGATAATTATTAGCGGCGTATCATCGTTAGTAAGTGTTGGACAACAATTTATACCTCAAACAATTATTACTATTTGTAACGGATTATTCGGTTTAAGTTGTAGTATCATAGTTAGTATAGAATTATATCTAGGTATTAGTCATCAATTGGCTCAATCAGCTGCATTAACGAAAGAATTTTATACTTTGTCAACCAATATTTACAAAACGTTGATATTATTGAAAGAAAATCGTACAGAAAATAGTTTAACTTATTTGGAATCTATCTACGGTGAGTATAGTTCATCATCCGTCGATTTCACCGATCTTCGATCGGTTACATCTAAGGATGATCTAGGTTTTACGGCACCTTTGGTGCCCGTAAAACCTTCACTTTGCGCCAACAGTTATATTGTAAAAAAGAGTATTAATGATAGTTTAATACCTCTACCTGAAGATGTAAAACCAATAGAACATAATAATAATATAGTTAGTGCTATTATAAATTCGCGCAGATCTTCGTTAAATTTTTCATCAAACATAACTAATCCTGTAGAAAGACGATCTTCAGAATTATTAACTGATAATCGAAACTTTGGTCAAGATTTGAAGAACCTAACTAATAGCATTGTAGAAAACCGTAAATCATCGGAGATGTTTGGTTTGAATCAAAACATTGTTGACAATAAACCCCTATTTTCATCCCCCTTTGAAGGTTTTACGGGCACCTTTGGTGCCGTAAAACCTAGATCATCCTTAAATGTAACTGATCTTCGATCAGTGAAATCTACGGATGATGTTAAGGAATAAATATCATCTGTGGGTTTTTCGGTCAGAGAACCCATAGGGTTCTCAACCTTGCCCCCGAAGGGGGCTGAGGAGCCGCAAAGCGGCATAGATCATTCATAGATGTAACCGTGATAATAGACGAATGATTACTTTATTTGTCTCAAAATATCATCTTTGGTAATTTTATTTATATCGGGATATGCTTTTTGTGAATAGAAAAAGAGAACGTTCTCATCTTTAATATATAAATGTGTAAATGCTGGTCCTAATTTTTCTAGATATGTCATTGGTTTCGAAATATCTGGGTACAAATTGATTCCAGGGTATTCGTTCATATGAAAAGGAACATTACATAGTAAACACGCTATCCAGAACGTTTCTTTGTCACCATGAACATATTGATACGTTTCTTTGTGATTGTTATTTAATTCGTAGATTTTATCGACGACTTTGGGGTGCATTTTGCGGTTTAAATAAACCATACCAGATTCCTGATAAAACCAGTACTGTTGTGCTGTAAAGGGTAAGTCGTATAAATAATAACATTCTTTCGGTAAATAGGGGGAGGGAAATGGCATCATTTTACGAAACCATCGTTTTCTGGCTTCTTCTTCTTCAGGAGATTTGGGACAGTGTCTTAAAAAGTCTTTGAAAAAGAAGGTTCCTGTTTTAATATAATTGGGGTCAACAAAACCTTGTTCGGGATTTTGTAGAAAAAAACTATCACAATCGAGTAAAATAGCTTCATCAAACGAGGTATGTTTCATAATAAATGCCTTGATTTGGTATCCGCGCCAATGCTCGGGATCCTTGGTATAATCCTTGACATTTTTAAATGTCAGATTCCATTCGACCTCTTTATATTCTAAAAATTCCTGGGCTTTGTTGCTAACTTCTTGACCAATTTGCCAAAGTTCGATCGGAAGATCGCAGCCAATGTTGGTTCGTAACAAGTTGATGTTATAGATAAGAAGCTCTTCATAACGTTCCAATATAGCTATAATAATTCCTTTTTTATTCGTCATAGTTATTTTTATGATACCACCGACAATGTTTATGTTTTTTACGGAAAAATTGATATTTTATTTTACACAGATAAAATACCAATAATACTACTATAATAATGAGACGTCCATACATTGTGTCAATCGAAGGGAACATTGGTTCAGGAAAAACCACACTTCTTAGACGTTTAGAAGAGCGTGGTATCGATGATAAAAAATGCGTGTTTTTGAGAGAACCAATGGATATTTGGAATTCAGTTCGAGACAGTGACGAGAACATTCTTCAAAAATATTATAGAGAACCCGAAAAGTACGCATTGTCGTTTCAAATAATGGCTTATATTACGTTTTATCAACGTTTGGTAGATGCAATCAAAGACGCTGATGAAAATACTGTGATTATTTGTGAACGGTCTATGGAATCCAGCTGTGCAATATTTGCAAAAATGTTGCGAGAAAGTGGAATCATTGATGAGGTCAACTTTCATATTTTACTAATGTTTTACGAAAAAATGGAATTAATACCTGTGGACGCAATCATTTATTTAGATACAGATGTGAAAACGAATATTGAACGCATTAAAAAAAGGGCCCGACCCGGTGAAGAGAACATTACATTGGATTATTTGGAAAACTGCCGGAAAAAACACGAGGATTGGATCAAAGGGTTAATATCGAATCAAAACGATGATAAAAAACCGGTTCCTGTATTAAGATTGGACGAATCCTTGAATGATAATAATATGATGAAAAGTATCGATGGGTTTATTAGATACTATTCCTATAAAATGGTTGGACTTTGTGAAGGTTGCAATGTGGAGAACAAAATCTATTCGGACGAAAAACATTATTTACTAGAAAAAAAAGGACAAAGTAAACTTTTATGCAAAAAATGTTTTGACGATTGCTGGAGCGATGCTTATGACGACGGATGGCACTGGGAAAGCGATGTGTTTTACACTGGGGAAGAATACGAGACAGATAGTATCTAATCTTTATCTACGTGTTTTTCGCAAAATTTCTCAAAAAATTCCAATGTTTGTTCTTCTGTTTTTAAGTGCAAATTTAAGTATTTTTCAATTGCATCCAATTTGTTCTCAAAAGCTTTACTATACATAATGCTTTTTCTAAACATTGACCTATTAAAAATATACGTATAACACGCGTGAGCTACGGAAGATCCACTCAATGCAGGAAATTTATCACCGTTGAAATTTTCATAGTCATAACACAGTTTTGACATATCTTCTTTTTTAATATCAACTAGGGCAAATGTTAATAATGCATTTTTTAGCCTTTCTAGTGGGGTAGAATCATTCTCGCAATTTTTATATTTTCTAACAAGGTAATAAAGTCCAATCATAAATCCTGTGCCGAAACCTAATAATGCTGCGGTACTATAAATATAAATATCCATATTAGATAATTATATTGAAAACTCTTTATATTCTTAATAAAATTAATTAAAGCAGGGTCAGAGAACCCATAGGGTTCTCAACCTTGAAAGGCCTACTACCCTTCTTAGGAACCGTAGGTTCCCTGCTAGTTAAATTTGACCACAATTTTAATATCCTCCTTTTTAATGCATTTACAAGCAAACACCGACAATTCTTCGCGCTTTTTTCTTGTTTTGGTCTTATCGGACTTTTCGAAAGACTTGTCCGATGCGTCAGTAGATACGGTCGAAACAGAGGTTTCCGAATCTGTGGAAGTACGGTGTTTCGAGGTACTATTACGATGATTCATATCAGTTTCAATCGTATCATAATTGTTCTCAATAAAGTCGATGATTTGGTTCTCAATAGCCCATTTAAAAAAGTTGAGTTGTCCTATCGTGGTCTCCATTGTTTTTTCATCGTCATAAGGTACCGATATGCGTTCCCAACGGCAAAAGGGGTCAAAACGGCGCTTCGAATAAGCCTTGAGTTTCAGTTTGTAATCATTGTAAACCTTGAAACGTTGGTATCCAATAGGATCTCGTTGATCTGGTAATTCATATACCGTATAATATTTCTTAGCATAATTGGTAACAAACCAATCGACAATTCGTAATGATATTTTGGTTTCTCCATTGATGATATGCATCATTCGTTGCAGGTTCTCGTGGTTCTCATAAAATTCCATCAAATTTTTCATAAGAAGATCATTTTGGGTGTTTAAATTGTTGGAACAAAAGATCGGCATATATTTTTGTAGGTATTGGAGAACATTGTTTATACTATTTTTACGCGAAATTATATAAGCAGGGTCAGAGCTTTTGGGCGAAGCCCATAGAAGGCCCTCAACCTGGATCGCCCTTTGGGCGATTGAGGGAACCTACGGTTCCCTGCTCCTTGGTTCCCTTAAAAAATTGATTTAGATTTGTTAAATAATGAATACGTATAATTAATGATGAATATTACTAGTCAAATTATTCTGGAAGAAAATTTATATATGTCATTTGAAATTAAAGATGGTAAATTATGGTTTGATTTAGACGAACCTGAAGATAAAAATTTGACAATTTCAATAGTCGATTACATTTCTAAAGAGCAATATACAATTCGTCAGGATGAACAAGTAGACCCATTTGATGTTGGATCATACATATTTATATTTAATACACCCAAAAAAACGATGTTAAGTGTTATATTCAAAAATAATAAAATAGGATTTGGTATATTAGTTCCAGAGACGTAGCTCGTAAGAGCGAAGTTGATGGAACATACGGTGTAGAACGAAGTTCGAAACCGTATAGAACGGTAAAAAATTGATTTAGATTTGTTTTTTTACACCTTTTCTCATTTAAAACGCCGATTTTTTATATTTTTTATGGAATAAATATAAAGATTGTTTTTTATATTATATAGTAAATGAACTTACTTGAAATTGAAAATAAACTGCTAAAAGAAGAAAATGACAAATTAAAAAAACAATTGGAAAATTACACTAATTCACGTAAGAGTTATTATGAAAAAAACAAAGAAACCGTCAATGAAAAAGCCACCTTACGAATGAAAAAGTTAACGGAAGAAAATCCTGATAAACTCAAAGAATACAGAAAACAATATTATTTGAAACAAAAAGAAAAGAAACAATTGTTGGAAACACAACCAGGAAATATTTAGGCATTTCTTTTTCAAGAATTAATCATTTCTTGAAAAAGAATATAAAAGAATTTTCTCATTATAGTATATAATGGTGAAAAAGAAAAAAGAAAATTTCACCTCTTTTCGTTCCAATGATAAATCCGCTTACAAAACCTTCAAAATACCACTCAAATCCATCTTGCGAGATCGTGCTACCATTCAACCAGTTCTTAATGATTTGGTGTTTGACATCAATGATTTAATCATTCATTCCTACCAGTTTATACGATTGTATGTGCTTCATTGTTACCATCACCAACAACCCTTACCTGAAATCAACAATATATTTATCTTGTATTGTATCAAAGTATTAGGAACTCGTGATAATCGTGGGAGACAAAGTGCCAATGCCACCTTATTGGAAACTTTACAAGAATTTTATGATACCGAATATCAACCCTTATTGAACCACGAGAAAACCGATTTGAAAAATACTACTTTTTTGTTACCGTATGTTGCCACGCAAATTCATACTTGTCTGTCTAACAATTTACAAGAGCATTTCCTACAACATTTCTTACGGTTTATCAACAAAACTACCAACGAAATTACTGAAGACAAAGCCGTATTACATACTTTCAAACACAAATTATGTTTGATGGAAGAAACCGATACGATATTTGATGCTTGGAAAACCGCTCATTTAACCCATATTTTTCCTACCAATATCAAAAAAAATATTCATTACGATGTCAAAGTTCGTCCCTTTGATTACTTATCAGGAATGTTATACATGAATTCTGTGTTAGAAACGCAAGAACAGAAACTGTTCCAGCCCTTACCATTACGGACCAACATTGTTCCCAAACATATATTGTTGGATACTGCGTCCATTGTTTCGCTGTTTTGCCCTGAAAACGATAAAGAAGGAAACAAAATCAAAAAGGGAGAACTACTGAAACATATCAAAGATAGCCAACATGATGTATGGGATAACCTGTTAAATTTACAACATAAAATATTCAAGAATCCAAATTATCAATTTCATTACCAGATACAAACTGATGGAATTTCCTGTTGTTTGTTATTCATTCGTAAAGATTTGAAAGACAAAAAATGGGGTAGCAAAGTTCCTACCTTGCCTGACCAAGAGTTTCATAACATAGAAGATTTGTCCCCAGAACAATTGACGGTATTGAAACCAAGAAATATGGTGGGTTGTGACCCAGGAAAACGCAATTTGGTGTATATGGTAGATGAAACTGGTAAAAAGTTACAATATACTGCCCCACAACGCAAACGAGAAAGCAAACAAAAATGTAATCAGCGAATTTTGTTGGTGGAAAAAAAGAAACATGGAATCATAGAAAAAGAAACTCACTTGTCGTTACAAAATAGTAAATCAGTTCGTATAGATAATTACAAAAATTATTTGGTAGAGAAAACCAAACTCAATCAAGAAACCACCGAATTTTACAAGCGGGAAGTATGGCGAAAAATGAATTTTCGTGCCTATAGTTATGGTAAGAAATCCATAGATACCTTCCTGAATAAAATCAAAGAAACTTTTGGAGAGAATTTACTAATTGGCTACGGAAATTGGTCAAGAAGCACCCAAATGAAACATTTTATGCCCACCATGAACAAAGGATTGAGAAAACTAATTCATAAAAAATATGATACGATTACCATCAATGAATGTAATACCAGTAAGAAATGTTGTGGGTGTCATAACAACCTGTCCTATTACAAAGACAAAGAAAATAAAGATGTGTTCCGTCTTTTGATGTGTTCTAACTGCGTGAGTTGCGAAAACAAACATACCGTATTTAGAACCCGAGATGTGAATTCAGCCGTGAATATCAGGCACATAACGAGATGCTGGGTGGATAAACAATTTAGGCCACCGGTATTTCAAATTTCGTCTTTCACCACTTCCAGTAAAAGGGAAGTGGAAAAAGTAAGACCATCGTAGGTGAAATTCCTACTATTGACTTTACACTTATATATTATTTGAAAAATTGATTTAGAAAAAAATCGGCGTTTTAAATGAGAAAAGGTGTAATTATAAACAATTATATATGAAAATGATATCTATGATTCCCAAGGCACTATTCTCAGTACATCCTATTTTCGATAGGTTATTGAATCCTGCCTATGAATCCAATCAATCAATTAGCGATTTTTGGAAATACGGTTCTAAACAAAAATTTTCAACAGACCGTCATATTAATGGTGAATATTTTCGTTCTAGAACGAATAACGAATACTTTTGTGTATTAGATAAAGACACAAAGATTGGAGAACTATCACACTTTTTGGCAGATTTTCGTCCATTACATAAAGCGTTAGAAACACGTAGTTACAACCCTGATAAAAATATAATAGTACGTCTTGAATTTACAAAAAACAAGGCATATTTTGTAGAAAGTTACCAAGCGATATCTATAAAAAATCCAGATGTAACTGTTATGAATATTCCATTGGAAGAGTTATTATTAATTACACCGAAATTTGAAGAATTATCCCAATAAAAAGGTATAAAGATTATGAGATATAAAGCAGTAATGGGGATTTATACAGACGGTAATGTTTATGGAGTATATATTTATACGTATGATGATGACGATAATTTGACTGTATTATTAGATAAAAAATATGATGCGAAAATGACAACAGAGCAAATTATTGAAGTAAAGACAGAATTTGATAATTTATCAGAAGATATAAGTAAAGAAATTAGTATACGGTTTCATGTCAGTTGTAATACAACCTATGAACTAGCTAATTCCGGTCCATTTATGTCTTTGTGGCCAGGTTCGCTGGCAATGTTGGAAGAACTTTTTGAGAAAGGGGATATTCGAATTTAATCATCATAATATTCTATCCATCTTTTTTTATTATTATTGTCTAAGCTTGGAACAAAACACGGCGGGAATTTATTTCCTAAAATATGAGGATAGAGTTGATTCATACCAACATATGAGATGCTTATTTCACCCTCTGGATGATTCGGATGGTTCTCCATATAAGAAATAATACATCTTTCATTCTTAATCACTAGTGATATATAACACATTTGATTGTACATCATACACACTTTTCCTTTTTTGGGTGGGATTGTCCGTAAAATATCGTATCTCGGATCATCTTTCGAAATTTGATTCATATATTTTCCGTTACGTAACTTCATTTTTCCAGTATATTCGAGAACTTGGTTTTCTAATTCTTCGGGTAATTGTTGTAAAAAATTGGACATTTGTACTCTAGTAATACGTTTATTATTTTTATACTTTTTGATAATAATAATATAAAATTATTATTATATAATTATAATAATGTACAATTCTATTATTTTATCGTCTTGTATGTTTGGTTCATTTTATTTATTATCTCAATCATTAGAATCAATAAATAGGTTGCAATTAGAAAATAAACAATTGTCCTATAAATTAATTTTAATAAATGGTTTGACCGTTATACTGTCAGGTTCTGTAATTATATATGGTTTAAAATGTTTAATGCTATAAAATTGAAATAATATAAAATTATTATTATAAGATAAAATACAATAATAATGGAGAACCCACAAAATATGTTACGATGTTCCAAAGACGACCAAAATCCTCCGAGCGCAACGCGCTCTGCAGATTTAGTTGTTGGAGGCTTTCAGTCCCCTGACCACGCTGCAATCACAGCGTTTTGTAAAAAACACGGCGTAAATTTTGATTCAGCTGTTTATAATGCTTCGAATAATAGTAAGAAATTACGTTGTTGGAAAGACGATTACAAAGCAGTAGAAGAATTCTGTGAAAAATATGGACTATGTTATGGGGAAATAGTGTATGACGGATCGCGTTATAATGTATTCTTTACTGATTCGGACGGTGACGAAGTCGAATGTTGTTTGTCGAAAAATACTGGCGATTTAAGAAAGGAACCGTCTGTCAATTATACTGACATTGTTTTATACATTCCCCTCAATGAACGAGACTTGAAAACTGATGTTTGTGCAAAGTTGATGGAATATTGCTTAGCAAATGACGTGATAAGCAGGGGGCGTCAAGCGCCCCCCTGCGACCCCCCTTTGGAAGGGTAGTTGAATGTATAGTTTATAGGGGGTCGCAGGGGGCTTAGCCCCCTGCTTTATAGAACATACAAACAATTATCCTTACGATCCTGTTCCGGATAATGCGTATTACGGTAAGTGTATAAAGTTTGGTCAGGGCCACTACGTGGCCCAACTACTAAGTTCGAAGGTAGCCTGCGGCTACCGGCGAACTTTGGTGAAATGAACTTGGTTACCGGTTGCATTGAGTATGACTTCGCGAAACTTTGTCGAGAAAATGAAAAAAAATGTGGTTTTGGGGGTGCTGGGTATCAAGAGAAGGTGAAAACAACATAAAGTTGTCCCGATTTATACCCTTTATTTTTAGAAAAAGTAAAGGGTATAAATATAAAATTGGTATTATTTGTAGAATGGATCTCGAAAATGGACCAAAAATAGAGCCACATAGTGGCGTAATTTTTGATAGATTTTCCGTAGAAAGTTCCCAAAGGGAGCTTTCAGAGGAAAATGAAGAATTAAAACAAAAAATAAAAATATTGGAAGAAGAAAATACTAGGTTACGGGGAGAGTTAGAAGTGCCGAAAGTAGACGAATCAATAGCAAGCACACCTACTCACCAAATGGTTGCTCCGGCTGCACAAATGATGGATCGTGAAAAGGAAAATAGTAAAAGTGATAAATATTGTTGTTTCAAATGTTGTATAAACGATGATAGAAATAGAAAAAATAATAGTAACAATAATGGGGGGTGTTGCTGTTGTTGTTTTTGTTGTGATGGCGAGGGCGGTGGTGA